CAGAAACTGGTTCTGGTTCAACAGAGACTTCTTCAGAAACTGGTTCTGGTTCAACAGAGACTTCTTCAGAAACTGGTTCTGGTTCAACAGAGACTTCTTCAGCAACTGGTTCTGGTTCAGCAGCAACTTCTTCAGCAACTGGTTCTGGTTCTGGTTCAGCAGAGACTTCTTCAGCAACTGGTTCTGGTTCTGGTTCAGCGGCGGCTTCTTCAGCAACTGGTTCTGGTTCTGGTTCAGGAAAGACTTCTTCAACAACTGGTTCTGGTTCTGGTTCAGCAGCAACTTCTTCAACAATTGGTTCTGGTTCAGCGGCGGCTTCTTCAGCAACTGGTTCTGGTTCAGCGGCGGCTTCTTCAGCAACTGGTTCTGGTTCTGGAACAACTTCTTCGGCAACGATATTTATATCATTCTCAGTTAAAACATCCATATTCTGAGTTTCGTCAGACATTATATATATATTGAATAAAAAAACATATATACAATTACCCTAAATATCAAATACTAAAAATTACATATATTTTTCCAAAATACATGAAGGTATTAAGTTATTTTTTATATTTTCTAATTTTTTAAAGCATTTATTTATTGTAACTTCGCTTACCCCACAAATTACTTTGATATCCAATTTATTTATATTCATATTACAATTTTGTGCTATAAAATACACAATTCCTGCTGCAATCGAATGTGGAGTATTATCATTAATAATATTATTATCTTCAACTTTTTTTGCAATGAATTTGGACAACATTGTAAGCTCATTATTCATGTTTAATTTACTACAATATCTTTCTATAAACGCAGATGGTTTAGTTGAACATAATTCTGTTTGTCTAGATGGTTCAAAATTACGCTCTATATTATGTAAAATATTAACAGCCATAGAACAACCATTTGTAGCACTTGTTTTATCCAATTTAAATATTTCAGCTATTTCGTGAGCGGTTCTGGGACAACCATTTAGCCGACAAGAAATATAAATAGAAGCTGATTTAATACCATCACGGTTCATTCCCCTAAACATTTTTTGTTCTGATATATCTTTATGTATCACCATTGCATCATCTATAAATATTTTAGGTATTCCTGCATTTTGTGCCATAATAGTTATAAATTGAAATTCGTCGTATAATGATTTTTCTTTATGTGGCATGGATTGCCATTCAGTCCATTTACGAATCTTGCGCATTTCATAAGTTGATTTAGTTGAACATAACACTTTACAACCAAATGAGGATTCTACTAAAAGAGGATTGATCGGATTACCACATCTTGTAGGATCATTTGTATTCTTATCATCTGCGCCGTAAAATCTCCATTCAGGTGAATAATCTAACGTATTTTTATAAATAATGCCACACGAATTATTCGAACAAATTGGAAATCCTTCTTCTGATATAACTAATATTCCATCACAAAATCCACACATACCCGATTCTTTTATTTGATTTACAGAGTTTTCATATAAACATTCCATCTTGTTGTACGCAGTTAATGTATTTGTAGTAATATCTTTACTATCTACATCAAATGCTTCCCATAATTTGGATTTATCTACTTCTGATAAGTTCGATTTCTTTTTCTGTGTCTTTTGTTTTAAATTTTTATTTTTTTGATGTGGTGCTATATCTTCTTTAATAACGTCATTTTGTGTAGGTATGTTCTCTGAAATATTCCTCTGTATATGCTTCTTTTTTACACGGATTACGAATGTATTATTTGTATCTTCCATTAAATTATATCTATTTAACAAATTAAATCGATATAAATAAACGCAATCAATTTTTATATGTATATAATATATAAATATGGCAGCTCTATTATCAAAACTTGCAACAAATCCAGAAATGCAAAAAATAGCGGCTAGTGCTGCTGGGAATATTGTAGATAGTGTAGCAGATGATGCAAAAAAAGGTACTATTGCTGAAATGCCAACAACCGTAAAAACTACCGAAATATCTGCAGCTACAATATCTGCAAAAAGCGATGATATTTTCATACAAATAGGAGAAAAATTATGCTCATCTATACAAGAAATTGTTGAATCCAAACAGTATACGATTATTGATAATATTAATAAAACGATTACAAGACATTTGGAAAGCGATAGTATTAAAGATGTAATATCAAAAAAAATCGAAGAGACATTAAATTCTCTACCAACAAATAAAGAGGAATTGATCAAAAATGTGAATGAACGAATTAAAGAAACTGTGAATGCAGAAATTGAAAGAACGTTCACAAATCCGGATACATTTGAACAAATAAAGGACAAATTAAAATCTATAACAGATACACCTAGAAAGACGACTGAAACAAATAATCTAATTACTGGTGGAACAAGGAAACGCAAGTCTAATAAGTCTAATAGAAATAAACTGAATAAAAAGAAAAAATCGTTAAAAAGAAAACAATAAACAGATAAAAGCTCACGGCGGTTAATTATCGTATACAAAGCGAAATATGTTCAATTAGATTTGTAGTGGTTCTCCAATAATTTTTATATCTTTATTACGAATAATTCGGCATAACCCACAATTATTACAAGTGTATATAATTACAGATGTTGTATCTAAAACATCCGCAGCATCTCCAAAGAAAAACTGGCCTACTCCTGAACGTACTTTGGATTTACCAAATGTACCTGTATTTTCTGTGTAATTATTTTCTCCACAAACTTCACAATTGATTGTTCTACCCTGATAATTAAGTTGGACATTTTTATCTGAACTAAATATTTTACCACCTTTTATTTTTCTGGTTCTATTAGAATGTGTTTTATTTACTTTTTTACTTGTCATTATTATATATAATATATTATATATAATACTTGTCATTATTATATATAATATATTGAGATTATAAATATATTATAGGTTAAAACTGATTTTTTTTTCTAATTTCTCTAAAATATCTGGACTATACACTAAATTACCAGTTGGTTTATAATTATTTATAGGCGTGTACTGTTTTTGATTACTATTTGCAATTGTATTTGCATGCGTGTTTTTATCTCTATCTCCAAACATATGCAAATCTGGATTTGAATTATCCATTTCCTCTGTGGTTTTTTTCTCAACTATATTTCCCTTTTCATCCAAAACAACACCCAGTTTCTTTTTTATTTCATTTCTTACATAGGATGGGACCCATGTATGCCACGATACAAACAAAGTATTTGGATGGACATATTTTACAAAAAACCCATTCTTCTCTAATTGGGATACTAAATATCCTATACAATCGCCTTTATCATAAATAGGTTCTCCAACAATGTATTCAGGAACTAAAAACCAAATAAATGTATCGCCTTGTTTGCTTCTGGCGGTATATTGAACTCGTTTATGAACACGATTTAATATTTTATTGAATATGGATAATTGTTTTAGATCTCTGCGTTGACGTTTATCGTATAAATCGTCTATATTTATCTTACTACCAGATTCTTCTTCGTGATCGAAAATAAATATGGATGACATCCTATTATAAACTTATAGTTATTTTTACTATATACATATAAAAATTATATAATAAAAACTAAAATTTAATAATTATATAATGGATATTCCAAGTGAATTAGAGAACATACAAAATGGAACAACAATCGATAATCAATCAAAAATAAAGAATTTGGTAATTTCTGGAGGCGGACAGACGGGCCTTACTTTTTATGGGATATTAAGAGAAGCTAATAAAAACGGGTTATGGGATATTGATAACATTGAATCGATTTATGCTACATCAATCGGATCGTTTATAGGTGTAATTTTATGTTTGAAATATGATTGGGATACATTAGATAATTATTTTATAAGGCGCCCATGGGACAAGGTATTCAAATTTGATTTATATTCTATCATTAATGCATTTGAAAAGAAAGGCATTTTTGATATTAAACTATTTGAGGAAATGTTCTCTCCTCTTTTTTTAGGAATGGATGTTTCATTATCTATAACAATGAAAGAATTTTATCATTTGAACAACGTTGATTTACATATTTATGCTACAGAATTAAACAGTTTCGAATTAATTGATATATCACATACAACACATCCGGATTGGCGAGTAATTGATGCTGTATATGCATCATCTACTTTACCTATTGTATTTTCGCCATTCATTCATGGAGAACATTGCTATATAGATGGTGGGGTTTTATTGGATTATCCAATAAAAAAATGTTTAAATAGTGGAGCGATTTCAGATGAAATATTGGGTATATTTAAAGAAAGTCCTGTAGATGATTCTACGATAGTTAATGAAAAATCAAATTTTTTTGATTATTTGATAATAATTTTTAAAAATATTATGACCAAAATGTTGAATTTATATAATAAAGAGCACGAGACAAAAAATGCTAAAATAAAACACGAAATTGCAGTTTTAGATAATGTTGTATCATTAGATAAAATGTTAAGTGCGGCTTCTTCTTCAGAAGAACGACAACGATTAATACAATTTGGTGCGGAATTGTTTTCACAGCATATTGAGTATACTATCTAAAAAATAGTAGAGGATTTTGTTCTACTATTGGTTTAGGTGCTTTCCTTGTTCTAGTAAGCTTAATCGTCTTATCGCGAACGCATTTGAAATCAGCATTGCGGATATAACCATATTTGCAAACATTAACGCATCGGCGAGTCAAGGGGTTTCGTTCTTTTCCATCAGGACACGATTTCAATGTTTTTTTGATGGATGAAATTCGATTTATCTTTGTTGGGGTAGAGTTAGAAATGCGATTCACCTTTTCTTTATCAATCCTAATATCAACATTATTTGCGATTTTTATTATTTCGTTCACTTTTGCAATATTAACATTTTCATTACTTATTAATATGTGGTTTTCAAAATGTTTGCCATACTTTGTTAAAATGCCATTTTCTGATAAAATTTTCTCAAATTCATTTAAAACTTGCTCTGGCATATATCTCATAAATACATTTGGATTAATCATATTATAAACCAATGTTCTCAATTCACTCGCGAAGTTGGGTTCAATTAATTGTGAAGTTCTATTAAGTACATACATAAATGCAATACCAGTTCCATATATATCAATAGTTCGTATTACGCGTTCTAAAAATTCATTATAATTGCGTTCATTTATATCTTTAACAATGAAATTATACGAATCTAGACACATTTCATCCCACATATTCGAATTATTTGGTAATACGTAATGTAGAAAGGTTTTAATACTATCATTAGTTTGAGCTCGTTCTATAAAATATGTTTTATGCAGTTTTTCTTTCTCGGTAGTACTTAATTTTGCTATTTCTAAATAATTATTTTTATTCATAAATTCCATTTCTAGTGGAAACGACCAATGTAATCTACCAAAGCTATATCTAGAATTATTGGAATCATTACGTATTTCATCCATCGTTGTCATCAATCCAAAATCAATAAAGTTTGTTCTATTCTTATCCTGATTATAAACAATATTCTGCGGTTTTAAGTCATGATGTGAGATTCCATTGTCATTAAATATTTTTAATCCCAATAAAATACGCTGTGCTTCTATCCAAAATTTCTCTATTTTTTCTACGGTTGCATCAGTTTTTCGAAAACGTCTCATTTTATTTGTATATTGTTGTAAATTATCACCACCATCATTCATAATAAGTAAATTGTAGTCTTTTATAGAATTTCCTTTAAACCGTTCACACATATTAACCGCTTGTTTTGCAGAATCATCGTTTTCTGGAACACAAGATACTGGTTTACCTAAATAAAATTTATTCGATTTATCTACTTGTTGTATTTTTTTATATTCTCCCATTTCAGTTCTCGAATGCTTTTTTGTCATTAATTTTGATACTTTATTGGTGTAATCTACTTTTTTATTTTTACACTTCAAACTAGGTTTATGAACGCATCCATAAGTGCCTTCACCAATTACGTTCGGTTCCATTATGATATAATATACTATATAATATACAGTATATAATATAATATAATTCATTCTAAATATAAAATTTACGATAATATTGTATCTACAAACTTTTCCAATGATGATTTGCTAATCTTTGCATCAAAGTCAACCGTCTCTCCATCACTTAATGACATTTTTAATGTAGGGTATGAATCGATACCGTATTTATCAATGTAATTTTGGACTTTTGCTTTTTGTTCAGGATTATTATCATTACTATCTTCAGTGCAATCTATATCATGGCATACTATTTTGTAATTATTTACTACTTTCCCATCGTATTCGTCAGAAAAACTCTTCCAATCTGGTATGGCCTTTCTACAATGAGGACACCAATCTACATGAAAAAAGAATATATCAGCAGTTTTATCCTGCGGACTCGAATAATTTGCTACATCTTTAAATTTATTTTCAGATATTTTAGAAACAGCAAATTTTTTATATGCGTAAAATGCTGCAGTAATAAATATAAGAAGTATAACAAATATTAGTATATAATTACTGTACGGACGAATATACTTTAGGATCAAATTAACTACGTTTAACATTATTTGTATATATTTATAACATATTAAAATATCGATATAAACTAATTCATTTGTTAACAAAATATAAAAATCAGCATTTATAAATTTATCATTATTATATAAAAACTATAATTCTATACCGTTTGCCGATATGAGAAAAACAGTTAAGAGAACTTCAAACAAACATAATATAACTGTTAAAAAACCATTCAATGAAACTGATTACCAAAGTAATGATGGTATGCTTACTAGTGTATGGGGACCAAGTGCATGGCATTTGCTTCATACTATGAGTTTTAATTATCCAGTTAAACCGGCTAAAGAAGATAAAAAACATTATCGCGATTTTATATTAAGTTTAAAATGGACCTTACCCTGTGGAAAATGTAGAAAAAATTTATTAAATAATTTTAAAAAATTGCCATTGGAAATGCGACATATGAAATCAAGAGCTACGTTCTCCAAATATGTATATGATTTACATGAATTAATTAATACTATGTTAAATAAACAATCTGGGTTAACGTATGATATGGTGCGTGAACGATATGAACATTTTCGATCTAGATGTACCAAATCGATTCAAGAAATGGAAGATATACTGAGACAACATAAAATTAATACTATGCAAGAAAATGAGAAAGGTTGCGTAGAACCACTATATGGAGAAAAGTCCAAATGCATTTTGAAAATTGTTCCTCAAACTGAAAAATGTGATACATTTCAAATCGATAACAAATGCATTAAACGCAAGCTATAAACAACTATGATAATATCATAAATAATATATTATTATCATATCAATTTACTGAGCATTTGGAGTATTATTGAATTTTAACATATGATAAGGCACTTACATGTAAACCTGCCAAAATAGATGGTTTAACACCAGTATCTTTAGTGCAATTTAAGCAAAAACTTATATCATCTGATATTAAATCGCATTTATCACTGCTAATTTGGTGAACGTTTAAACGGAAAAATGGATACTGCATTCTTTCAAATATAGAACGATGAATTCGAACAAAACCAAATTCAGCATAATCTACCTCTATTAATCTATTCGGATCACTTTTTTCTACATTAACAAGATCTTCATATGATATTACAGGCATACTACCATGTTCTTTATGAAATTCTTCGTCCCATTTACCAGCAACTACTATTTTACTACCATTATCTCCATTTGAGGATTTCCATCCGCATACAAAAGGGTGATCTGTTTTAGATAATAAATCTAAATGATCTTCTGTAAAAACTATGTCCTTGTCTACAATAATATAATAATCGATTTCTTTTGATGGAACTGGATTATTTATTCCATGTCCAAGAGTAGAAAGAATATTTTTAATAATACATGTATTATTATTACCAACACTTGTAAGAATTACACTTTCATTTTTATCACACCACGATTTCAAGTTTAAAATTTGCGGAATTAATGTAGAATTTACAGTTTCGCCGAGTGGTAATAGAAATACATTTTTCACCATTATATCCAGTAATTATACTAGTACTACGTTAATTTTTAAATAACTTTTTTTATAATATTTAATCGCTTTTAGCATAAATTACGAATAATATGAAACGAAAATATAAACAACATATATATAGATCGAATGTCTTTTTTTCAAAATATGGATAGTTCTAATAATATATTAGCATATCAAGAAAATAAAGTAGAAAAAACTAAAATACCATTTTGGGGAATAAATCCAAATGTATTATTTCAAAGTGAATATATTTTAGAATTTTTTCCAATTGAAGATATGACTTATGAACAAAAATTAAATGCTTTAACCAGAAGTATTATAATTTTAACTATTATTGGTTTTTTACTATCACAGAGTTTTCGTATTATCTTTATTTCAGCAATTACAATATTAGCTATATTTTTACTTCATTATTATCAACAACGTGAAAGCGATAAAGATAAAAAAGTTATAGAAGAACATTTTGAGAACCAAGCAGATGAAGTAATTGCAAAATATGGTATTTCCAAGCAAAATGTATTTGATAAACCGTCTTCATCGAATCCTTTTAGTAATGTTTTAATTACAGATTATGAATACAACCCTAATAAAAAACCAGCTCCACCATCATTTAATAAAAACATTAATAAAAGTATTTTAGAAGAAGCTAAACAGTTAGTTAGTGAATTGAATCCAGATCAACCAGATATTTCTGATAAACTTTTCAAAGATTTAGGAGAACAATTTGTATTCGAACAATCGTTGCGTCAATTTACATCCAATCCTAGTACTGTAATTCCAAACGATCAAACTGGGTTTGCTGAATTTGCATATGGTTCAATGGTATCTTGCAAAGAAGGTAATTTGTTTGCATGTGCTAGAAATATGGATAGATACAACAAATATTAATCTCTTGGATATTTTAAAAACATATTTAATAATTTAAAATTAAATATATTTAACTTGAAATTATGTATTCTACTATATTATATACTATGAGTAATATAAGTGATTATTTTTTTAATAATATGGGAAGAATAGGTTCCGATTCTGTTGATAACACACAGAGAAATATTACAAACACTCGTTATGCAAATTACATGCTAAATGATAATTATAATGGATTTTTATCAAATTCGCATGTTGATTTTGCTACTTTAGCACCTTCCATTAATTTTAGAGGAACTGGTGGCGGAAGTGGTTTACCTGGCAGTGTAGTCGACTTTGATTCCCTTTTATTACTTAAACCAGAACAACAACGTGAATTTGAGAAACTACAATTACATCAACGTCCTTTTGCTACTGTTCCTTATTTAGGAAGAGGTTCAAGTAATCCAGTCTTAGAAGCTCAATTACAACAGGGTGAAACTGTTCGCGATATGAAGAGTGCGTCTACTATTATGGATAAAAGTTTTGTTGAATACAGTAATTATCCATTAATGGATAGTGTTAAAGACCGTGTCACTAATCCAAACTATTCTGTAGAAGAAGCTGCGTTAGATGGTTGGGTTCGCGGTGGATTACCATCACGTGAAGTAGCCAATGATACTAGTTATCATAAAAAATAATTTAACAAATAATTTAACTTGAATCAACAACCAATATAAATATTTATTGTATTTCATATTATAGTACTATGCAATACAATATTGAGCATACAGTTCATTATACAAATAACTTCGAATATCGTAAATGTATTCGTGAAGTGTTCAATATGGATGCTGAAGGAAAACAACCTGATTGGAGTAAGATGGATGAAGATATTGACGAAGAGACAAAAGATGAATTAATGTATGATCCGGATGCTATGTTTCAAGGTTTAGATTTTATTTATGACAAAACACAACATAATCCATTGTTTAAAGAATTATATGAAATAGCTGCTGCAAAAATGATTTCAGTAGATCCAAACATAGGACTTGCAGTTATATTTTCTTATGATTATTTTCATCTATTTCATTTATGTTTAGCTGATTTCTTTAAAAATCCCGAGCGTTTTACTCGTGAAAACATAAATTTTGTAAATATGAGAAATAAAATATATTAGTTGGTATTATATTGTATAATATATTATATATAATATTATATACATAATATAAATACATCATAAATGGCATCTACTCGTAATAAAAATACGAACGGAAACTTTGAATTAGAAAACAGGGCTAACCTAGGACAAATGTTATATAATATCGATCAAGGATGCGGTATTCCATATAAATCCTATTTTGCAGATCAATTACATACACGAGGCGATTTCTTATTATTAAACCGAGATAATGATATACATTCATCCTATGTTCAATATCATGGATATTGCATTCCGTATAAATCATTTCATCCAGGAGATGGATTACTCGGTGCAAAAACTGCGAGAGAAGTTATGGCATTTAATGCATGTGATATTGAATCAAAATTATTTGGAATTGGAACTACTAATTTGGTCAAACCTTTACCTGAAATTCAACCAAAGTTTAACGATGTTGATGCTAATTTGCGAGAACTTCAAAGTTTGTCTATAATTGATCGCGTAGAATTAGTTATGCCCGAACCATTGAATGTATCGAAAACCGAAAGATATACATTTTAGATCTTTATTCGCGAGTTTTTCTTGAAAATCGATTAATATCTTTCGATTTATGTTTAAATGTATTATTTTTTATGTGTTTATGATTTTTATTTAATATTTCCGTTTTTAATACATACATCTTTGGGATTTCAATTGCTGGTTCGTGTAATGTATTATTAGTATTATCATTGATTTCATTGTTTGATATATCATTTGTTATTTGATTTATAGTGTGTTCGTTTGTTTCATTAACATAAAATTTTTCAAAAATAGAAGTTAGATTACATTCGTCTAAATTACCTTTTTCTGGCAATTCATTGCAATCCTCAAATTGAATATTTGCAAGATTTTTTTGCATTTCATATTTTCCGTTTTCAAATATTTTCATAGGAATACGTATACATGCTATTACATAACGGTTGTTATTTGATTCATTCATATTCAATTATATTATTGAATATGACATTATTATTATGGGTTTAACGATAATTCATTAACACGTCGTTCATTATATCGTCTTTTTAGGGTTTTGTTCTTTGATTTTAATGGGTTTAGTGTAGGATTTAATCTTTGTGTTTTTCGCATTGTTTGTGTATTTTCACTATCTGGTTTATCATAAATATCGGAGAATGACATTTCATTTTCTGGTGCATCTGTTTGTGTATGTATAGTATCTGGTTTATCATAAATTTCAGAGAATGACATTTCATTTTCTGGTGGATTTGTTTGGGGTTTTTGGGGTTTGACAGTTTGTGGATTTGTTTGTGCTTTTATAACATTCGATTTATCATAAATATCTGAGAATGACATTTCATTTTCTGGTGCATCTGTTTGGTTTTGATAGATCAATGTATTTGAAAGTTTTATTGGCATTTTTTTGACAAGTTCCAAATACTTTTTTTTAAATTCAAGTGAACCACCCATTACATTAGTATCATCATATGATATTTCATCGTTTAAAAATTGCATTATTTCATTTTTATCAGATTCATATAATCTTTTATCTTTAAAAAAATCATTGAAATCATTACTTATTTCTATATAACGATTAAAATGCTCATCAATTAAATCATCAAGTATTCCATAAAATGACAAAGAATCGTTAAAGTATCTTTTTATATTCACTTGTTCTTGTATAGAATTATTACTATAATCTAGTTTTAACAGCATACCATCGTCGATATTAAAAATTTCATCTAATTTGGTTTTAATATTATCAGTAATATCGCAAAATAATTGCAGTGGAAATACCGTGTAGTTTTGGTCTTCTATTGTTATTAACTCATAATTATTTACAAATATATCAGCTACTTTTTTTTCTGCGATATTAACCCAATATAATATACCGGGGTTTAATAAAATATTCATTGGTTCAATATATTTAACATGTATTGATGTAAAGTCGACATTAATATCATTGCCATTTTTATTATTATAAATCAATTCTATTTTTCCTATAGTAAAATCATTGTCTGTGTTTTCTTTAAAAATAATATAATCATTTAGGCTGTAATTAAATTTGAATGTTTTATATTCAATCTCAGCGTGTTGTATTTTTCTTGAAATACCATCAATATTTTGATATACTATTTTTTTTTCATTTATTATGCTTTTAATTTTCTTATAAATATTACCTATCGGTATATTTTTTGTTGTATTCAGTCTAGGTATAGGTCCATTCTTTTGTATATTTTCTAAGGTATCATTTAATTTTACAAATAAATCCGGTATTTCTTTGGTATATATCTTCTCAAATTTTGTTTTAACATCATCGTTTATCTCGGTTATATCATAAAGATTGTTTATTTCATTGTTTGTTTGATCTATTCTTTTTTTTATGTTTTTAATCTCATTGTTCGCTAATTTAAGCTTTTCATATTCTTTTAATTCTTGTTTAAATTCAATTAATTTATCATTAACGTTTTTTTTAAACCGCTGAAGATTTAAATCCGCCTCTTCGGGGCTAGGATTTATCTCTTTATCGGTCATTGACAACGAAGAATGTGAATCCGCAGGGCGGATTAAATTCTTAGTTGGTTTAAAATCCATTTATAATAATAGTATAAAATATATTATTATATTATTTAATTTCTTCTATTGTATTAAAACTTTTTACAGGAAAATTTGTTTCAAAATAAGATATATTATCTAATTCTTTTACTATATCTAAAAAATTAAACTCATCACAATGATGATTTATTAAAATGTTTAGTTTTTCTTTTATTTTATATTTATCACATAAAAATATGCATTGGTCGTGGTGACCATATTCAATAGGTATATTTTTTTTATATTCTATATTTTTAACGTTATTATTATCAATAATTAAATACGCGTATGGATTTTTTTCATATTTTGTGGGAATCAAGAATTCATTATTATACTGATTATTATACATTTCTTCAAATATTTTATTATCAGAAATTATTATGTCTCCCCACATAATAAATAATTTATGTGTTAAATTAGGAATATTGTTTAATAATTGAAAAATTGTTTCACCATTTCCTTTTGGATAAGTTTGTGAACCATCTATAGAGTTAAAATATAAAAAATTAATATTGGCATAACTTTTTATCGTTTTTTCAAATTCTACAAAATTATTTTTATAGTAATTATTTCCACAAATAAATATATTATTTGCATATGGTATTATATTATTAATTATTTTCATTAAAACTATTTCATTATCTACTTCTATTAAACATTTTGGATGATTTATATCCATTCTTTTATTTATACCTCCTACAATTATACAAAAATCATATTTTTCATTCATCATGATTGATTTTAAAAATAAATTTGTAGTATAAATATTTTTTACTTCTAAAAATTTTATATTGTCGTTAGAAGTATATTCTATATCATTTTTATCACTTATATATGTAATACAATTATCATATAAAAATTTTTCTTTATTAAAAATGTTTCGTTTAGATAATCCCTTTCTTACAAATTCTATAGTGGTTTTTCCAGTTTCTCTAATTTCATAATTAGTATCCAACAAAAATGGTTTAATTATATTCATTAATTTATTGCGATTCTCAATTGGTTTTATTGATATTGAGATATTTTTTCTATTATTAACAGTGTATTTATTCGATATATTTATTTTATCAATAATTTTATTAATATTACATATATCTTTATCATTCAAAATAAAATTGTCGTCTAGACATTTATCATTGTTATATATATTACCAAAATTGCTATATATAGTAATATCATTAATAGGTAATAAATTTGAAAAACAATTATTAGTAATAATTATTTTGTTTTTAACATTTTTTAATATGTTAATATTTTCTTTTGAAATATTTATCAAATTGTCATCGTATAACGTATAATCATAATCAAAAATATAAAAATTATTATAATAATTACGAAAATAGAAATTAAATATATATTTCCATGTAAGAAATCCGTTATGTTTTTTATTTTGAATTAATGATGGAATATTCATATAATTATATGTTGTATTATTTGGAAGTAAACTTTTATTCATATCATTAGAAATAATAATTTGTATATCATTTAATGGTAAATATTCATTTATTTTATCAAGTAACTCATCGCCAGAATAATTAATTATATCCTTATCATATTCACAATTTAAAATTAGAAATTTATATGCTTTAGATTTAGTTATAGTTTCTTTAAATAATAATGTTTTATATGTTGGTATTAAACTGCTAAATTGTGTTCCACAAGAAAATAAAATTATATCAGATATTAATAACAAATTTTCTGTATTTTTATTTAATATTGGATAGTCTTTATCAAAAAAAATATCAACAATTTTATCATTTTTACTTTCAAAATCTACAATGCTTGCCTCATCAAATAGTATATTACCATTTTTTGTAATACCCTTTAGAATTAAACTATCATTGGAATTAACATAATAATTATTTTTTAAGTTTAGATTATTTTTAATTATATCACATACAATTTCTATATTATTATTATTTTTATCAAGTAAAGAACAATATATAATATTCATAAAACTGAAGTCTTCATATATAATTTTTTTTGATTGCTCTGTTTCAAAAAAATATTTTGTGTTATCTAATAAAAAATCTTTTAAATTGTTATTATTTTCAAAAATTAAACAATTAATTAAATTAATGATATAATTATATGGATCTTGTTGAGTAAATCTATGATTTAATAATTTATAAATGCTATTATTTCCATGTAACAATTCATATTCCAAGAGTTGATTTTTTCTAAAATCAGATATTCCAAGTGTATTTGGAAATAATTTTCTTAATATTCCAGTTGATTTTCCGTCATCATATCCATTAATTAATAAATTTATAGATAGATTAGGACATATTTCATGTAATCCTTTTTGTATATTTGTACTTCCTGAACCACCTGAAATAATTGTAATAATCATAATATATATTATGACCATTATTATATTTATATTTTATACGCGTTTAAATACAAATATAATAATATAATAATATAATATAATATATGGAGCAACATTATAGTAATTTAATATTTTATAATGAACACGACCAAAAATTAAATAATTGGGACTTAAATGTTGAACACGGAACAAGATATTTAGTAAATAAATATGTAAATTCTGATATGAAATTATTAGAATTAGGTTCTAGATATGGGACTGTTAGTTGTGTATTAGATTATTTGTTAAAAAACCCTAAAACCCAACTGGTGTGTGTTGAACCTGACACAAGAATAATACCATGTTTATTAAAAAATAAATTAATAAATAATTGTTCTTTTAATATTTATCATGGAACAATTTCAAAGGATGAATTATATGTTGTTTATAATAATTGTGGGTGGGAAACAAAAACATATAAAATACCACCAACTAATCTTCGAAGTGAAAAAATAGAAACTATTTCATTAGATAATATTCAAAAATTATACAATATTACGTTTGATTGTTTAGTAGCAGACTGTGAAGGATTTTTACTTGAATTTTTAAATGAAAATTTAGATTTACTAAATCAATTAAAATGTATAATTTATGAAGAAGATTGTTGCGAAAATTTACCAATTAATGGTATATATATAGATTACTCGATTATAGAAAAATATTTAACAGATTATGGGTTTGTTTGTGTAGAAACATTTGTTGATAATATTAATCTTAATAATAAATGTTGGATCAAAAAATAATATATATATATTTTAAGTATTTATTTTGCAAATATCAATGCTTTGTATTGTATATGCATTTGATTGATATTTAATAAAATCAATTCGTTCAAAAATTCTATATAAACCACTAGATACACAATTGTTTATTCCAATAAATTGTTGAGGAATATTTATAGACGCATCTCCGTTATTATAATTATTTTTATTTAAAATAAAATCTTCATACTGGAGAAGTTTTTTTTTCAATTTCATTAATTCATCTTTATCATTTGTATTTATTAGTAAATCTAATAGAGTATTTTTATATTCCAATATTATATTTTTACTATAAATTCCAATATTCATTGAAAGCATAGAATTCTCAATTTTCATCGTTTGAAAATTTGTAGTTTTTAAATATGAAATATCATTTAATATTATTTTATAAAAGTTTTTTCCAAATTTAACTGTATCGTGTGTAAAAAAAGCATAGTCAAAGTTATATTTATCTTGATTATTTACAATATAAATATGAGGTGTAAATTCAAAACATCTATATTTCACATTAATAATTTCTATACCATTTTCGTAATATACATTATCATTCGGGCACCCACCAACTATAAAATGAACAAAATTTACTGGAATATCTACTTCTAGTATATTATTGATTAATCTTGGTACCTGTACATCTAATCCCTCATAACAAGATGCTATAAATATGTGAAAATTTTCCATATATTTTTTAATATTATATATATTATATATATTATATTTATTTTATATATTTTTACAATTATAAAAAATCCAGAAAACTAAAAAACATGAGAAAATATGCAAATTTATTAGATAAAGGTTATCATTATCGATAAACGCGAACACATCGGAGGCAATTGTTATGATTTTATAGACGAAAAAACAAATATACAAATATATTATGTAGTAAACATGGACCACATTTGTTTCATACTAATGATGAAGAAGTTTGGGAATATATACATATACGCAAAATAGCATTACACTTTGCAGATTTACATGATTCTCATGACGTGTATTTTTTTACGCACTTGATAAATAATTTAGCATTTCTTTATTATTTATCGCATTATACATAATTTTGTAACAATATTCACTCTTTGAAAATCTAATTAAATTTAACAATAATTTTAACTGTCTCTTTCTTAATACACTTACATGCCGATACTGATAATTCTTCGCGTTTTTTTCTTGTTTTCAAATTCTCGTCTAAACACACTTTACGCTTTGAAGTAGTGTTTCGCGCATTCATATCACTTTCTATTATATCATAGTTATTTTCAATAAAATCTAAGATCTTGTTCTCGATCGCCCATTTGAAAAAATTCAATTGTCCTATCGTTGTCTCCATATAATTTTCTTCATCATATGGAACTGTAATTCTTTCCCATCTACAAAATGGATCG